TCTTGCAATGGCAGATATCGGTTTACCTGAAATAGTTGAAGACACTTTTGACTATGGAAACCAAAATGGTATCTCTATTGGTAAGATCATGGGTCTTAAAAAGCCTAAGTACAATTCTGACATTTCTGGTCAGGATGAAGACTTTGGTGTAATCAGAGTAGATTGCGCATTTTAATTAAGATTGGGGTGGTCTTCGGGCCACCCCCTTCTACAAAACAGGAGTTTTAAATGGTAGAAAAAGAAATGAAAAGAATGACAGTAAAAGCTAGTGAAGATGTATATGTAGCTTTAACTACTGGTGATGCAGTAAGATTGACTGCAGGAGAAGAACGAGAATTCCCAGAATATATTGCTTATGCTTGTTTACAAGCTGGTTGTACAGAAGTAAAAGTCCCAACTATTGATGAAGTAATAGAAAAAACTAAAAAGAAAACAACTAAGAAAAAATAATTAAATGGCGGGTACGTTACAAGCACAACACATTTTATCCAGGGTACGTAATATACTACAGGACAATACTGGTGTGCGTTGGACCGACGGCGAGATGTTTGATTATTTAAGTGATGCTCAAAGAGAGATAGCTAATTTAAGACCTGATGCTACTGCTACACATAGTAATGTGCAGTTAGCAACAGGCACTGAACAAAGCATACCAACAGATGGTTTGCGTTTAATTAAAGTAGTAAGGAATATGTCCGGTTCTGGTACGGATGCTACTGGAGCTAGAACAATTAGAATCGTAGATGTAGATGCATTAAACACTACCGAACCTAATTGGCACAATCCCACAGTAACTGGAGACGCAGAACACAGCACCGAAGTAAAACATTACATATTTGATATAAAAGATCCAAGAAAGTTTTATGTTTATCCTGGAGTTGCTGGTAGCGCTTATGTAGAGATAGTTTATTCTAAAAATCCTACTAGTATTGGGGCAGCTACCGATGTAATACAAGTCGATGATATTTTTGCAAATGCTCTAATAAATTTTGTTCTATATAGAGCATATTTAAAAGATGCAGAATACGCAGGTAATCAACAACGTGCCGGCACTCATTTTCAGTTATTTACTCAAAGTTTAGGGGCGGGTCTTCAAGCTACTGATATTAATACCCCAACAGCGGAGGCAATAAGTGGCTAGTTTTGATTCTTTAATTAAAGACATATTACCTTATGTTCCAGGTTGCCCTGATAGTTTAGTTGAAACTAATATTAGATCAGCGACTATAGAACTTTGTGAAAAAAGCAGAGCTTTTACTTTTGATTTAGACCCAATTACTACTATTTCTGGAGTATATGAATATGAGTTTGATCAACCTAGCGGCACTGAAGTACACCAAGTGCTTTGGGCGACTTATGACGGACATGACTTAGACCCGATTAGTCCTAGAAGTTTAGAGCTTAATTATCCAGACTGGCGTGATCGTGGTGGTACACCAACTGTTTATTTACAAAAAACTCCAACTACTTTCTGGTTGGTGCCTGTACCAAATTCAGGCAAACAATTACTTATGAATGTTGCCTTAAAACCAACTCGAACTACTAATAATATTGATACGGCTTTTAGTAATACGTATCGTGATGCTATTTTGTATGGCACGGTATATAGATTATTAAGGATACCACAAAAAGCTTGGACCGATTCTATAGCAGCTTCTGATTATTTTAATTTATTTAATGAACAAATAAGGTTGGCAGAATTAAAAGGTCGTGGTGGTGACACTGGCGTAAAAAGAACAGTTAAATACAAAACAGCAGGTCTAAGCCACAGGAAGAGGTATGGACGATATGGCAAAGAGTTGGACTACTAAAGATACCGTTTTTGAGTATATCCCAATAGAGGATATTAAAGCTGCGTACAGCAACATTGAACAGGATCTTAAACGTGTAACGCAAAAGTCATACGCGGATTGGATACCTGCAGATGTATATACAGCATTACGCGAAGGTAGTTCTGAATTGTATATGGCATACAAAAAGGATTATTACGCAGGTTTTGTAATAGTTTCAGTCATTAACGATGCTGGTGGAGAAAAAACATTACATATTTGGGTTGCTTATAGTAGACCTGGGTATAATATAATAGGTGCAGGTGTTGAGTTTTTAGAAGAACTTGTAAAAAACACTAGCATAACTGGAATGGAGTTTCATTCTAATCGTCTTGGATGGAGTAAGACGGCTAACTTGCACGGATTTAAAGCAGTAACAACAGTATATAAAAAGGAAATATAATGGGTAGTAAACCAAAAGCTCAAGAATATAAACCGAGTGAAACTGAAAAAGCTCAAGCAGCTATAGCTGCTGAAGAACAAAGGTATTTTGAAAATACCTATCAACCTCTATTTTTAAAACAAATGGAGAAAGCTGCTACTTCTAAACTAGCACCTACTTTCCGTGGTAGAGCTCAGGCAGATACTATGCAAACTCTAACAGGGGCCGGACCTAATCTTAATTTAGTGAGTGGAGTTGATACAGCAGCAAATTTAGCTAGTGGTGCTATAGCTAACATTGCTGCAGGATCTGCGCAAGCTTCACAAGCTTCACAAAAAGATCAATTTAATGCTTTAGGACAAAGTTTAGGTTTAGGTTCTTCTGCTTCTAGTGGGTTGGCTAGTGCTGCTAGACTAGGGGCTTCCCGAGGATTAGCTGATGCAGCAGCAGCTCAAAAAGTTAGATTAGCTAGAAATAATGCTAAGTTTCAACTTGTAAAAGGAGCAGCAAGCATGGGTATGGGTAATATAGCTAGTGGTGGTAGTTTCTTCAGAGGTAAAGGTATAGGGGTAGATGAAGATGGCAAACTAGAGTCCTTTGATACTAACTTTTTTGGACAAAGAATATGATTAGTAGAATATTTAAAAACAGACAAGCAATGTCTTCTAGCTCTGGTGGTAATCCCATTGGTAGCTTTTCCTATAGTGCAGCAAACAATCCAACTTATAATATTGATAGTTTGCCAGAAGTTAGTGATCCAGATAAAACTTTTGCGGATGTAAGTAAAAGACAAAAACAATTTGTTATAAGTAATGTCAGACCTTTTGAACAAGAATTAATGAGCAGATTAGATAGTACTGAATTAGTAGATGCAGTGCCAGAAGATGTAGCTCAACAACAAGCAATAGCAGAGGGAGTCACTAGAAGGAATAGAGAAAGATTTGGTTTTGAAAGAAGCCAAGCTCTTGCTAACGAACAACAAAGAGCAATACAAAGAGGTGGGGCATTAAATTTAGCAGGCGGGCTCAACAATGCAAGACTCCAACAAGATGCAATAAACCGTCAAGCTTTAAATCAGTTAGTTGATTTTGCTGGCGGTATTAATAGATCTAACCTTTCTAGTTTAGGTGAGGCTGCTAATTTAAAAACACAAAGAGACAATGCTTACACAAATGCTAAAGCGCAAGCGAAAGCGCAGCGTTATGGGTTTATTGGTTCTTTATTTAGTATGATATAACTATGACTACTTTATACAACGCTTTTAAAAACAGAGATGCAAATAACCTAAGAAATGCTTTAGCTGTTGCAGAATCTAATAGAACCGCAGATTTAAATATAGGCACAGAGTTTGCAAATAGACTTAATAATACTCAAACAGAGCTGCTTAATGAAGCCTCAACGGCTTTACAAGCTGAATCTTCTAATAATCAAATAGATTTTAACGAGAGAGAAATTCTTCGTAACTATGTCGAAAATCCTAGTAATGGTAAAAATTTTTTTGAAGCTGCTAATTTACTTAAAGGAAAAGAAGGAACTATTAGGATTTTAAATGACATGGGCTATGTTCCAGCTGCCTCTGGTAATAATACTTTAGCTATTGGAGACTATGCTATAGACCAAGACAATTTTACTCCTACTTTTATTTCTAGAGACTATGAACAAGGTCAAGTTGTTACTGCTCCTTTTACTGTTGGTGGAGAAAAATATTCAGCAGGAGGTGAAGAACGCGATGTTCCAGTAAACAGCTTTTATGATTCTTTAGGTTCTTATATTTCTAATATTAATAGTTATGTCGGCCGTACCAACTTTGGTTCTAATCCAGGACAGAATCTTGCTACAAGCTTTCCTACTAGCACTCCTAACATGGATGTTGCAAATGCCTCTCCTTTAATACAGTCTATTTTATCTGGAGAAAAAACTACTTTAACTGAACAAGAGTTAAAAACAGCACAAGCAGATCCGTATGTACAACAACTAATAAAAGATCAAACTGCAGTTACAGAACCAGGACAAACAGGTAGTTTTAACCCTGATCCTGAAGTTGGTGCTCAAAGTAGAGCAAATATTGAATCTACGTTTACTAAAAAAAGAGTAAAACCTTCTGAGTTAAAAACAGAAACAATGAGAAGAGCTCCTTTAATAGAGTTAGGAGACAGTGTAAATGCAAAGATAAATGAAATTGGAAGTGGCAGTTTAAGTGAGGAAGCAAGAAATTTTTATAAAAAAGTTGGTGTATTACGAGAAACTCAAAAAGGACGTGATGTAGTTAAAAATCCAACTAAAAATGCAGGTGATTTTTACAGAGAGTCTCCTTTCATTAATGCTTTGAGTGCCTCTACTGTCTATCAAAATGAATTTAATGCTAACCCTCAAGCTTTTGCTGAAAAATATGCAAATGATACTGAATTTTTAAAATTAACACCTAATAAAAAAACACAAACCGATAACAAAGTAGCTGCAGTAAAAGGTTTTAAAACAGACCAAGATTTAATAACCTTTTTAAATAAAAATACTGACGCTAATACTGGAGTCATGGCTGTTGGTTATCTTAGCCCAAAAGCTAGGTATAACATTGCCTATGCTGCACAACAAGCTGCTAAAAAAGATGGGTTACTTAATAGTAATGCGTTTCAAGATAGTTTAATTGGTCTTATAGATACTGGAGTTTTTAATACAGGCAGCGCTGCTGGTATGTCAGAAGAAGATTATATTTCTATAAGAGATAATATTAGAAGCCAAGATTTTTATACAGGATTGTCTGATACTGTTAATACTATATTCGCAACTAGTTTTAGTGCAGATGATATTGAAGATAACCTTAAAGGCAACTCTGAGTATAGAAAATTACAATATGATTTGTACCAGTTTGCGGAACTTGCCTCAGATTCGGAATTTGATGTTATTGCTCCCCTAATGGCAAGAACTATGACTTTAAATGCAGTTTCACGAAGTAGTTCTAAGTGGGCTGGAGTGTGGAGAGATATTTTTGGACCAACCGCAGGAGTTTATAATCCAGATAGTACTAGAGCGGATTTTACTGTTTTTTATAAAGCACCAAATGGTGAATCCAGACCTATAGAATCTTTAGCAGAATTAAGACAAGTACAAAGAGGAGAACTACCTTTAGATAAAATACATTTACTTCAAAATGGAAATAAAGTTGGAAGAGAGTTAAATAAAAACGATTTTACAAATACTGAATTACTTGCAGCAATGGCAAGGAGTGTACAACTAGCTAAAGAACAAAACTAAAATGTCAGAAACAAAAAGAAATTTATCTGACTTTTTTGTAAGAGAACAACTCAGAGACCAACAAGAAAGCCAATTACGTCAATCTAGGTTTGTTCGAGAGTCTCAAAAAGACCCCGAACTAGATGGCTCTAAAGTAGTACAAGCTAGAGAGGGTTTTGGCGAGTATTTTTCTGCTGGTTTACAAATAGGTAGATCTCAATTAGAGACTGATATAAAAAGATTTCAAGCAATTGGTAATCTTTTTATAGGAGATGATCAAGCTGCTAACTATAGGTTATCAGAAGCCCGTATTATAGAGGGTTATAATGAAGGGTTATTTAAAGAGCTAGAACCTTTTGCTGATTTTTTAGAAGAACCTACTTTTAGTTCTCTTTCCGAACAAGCAGGTAAAGCTATTGGACAATTTGCTCCTTTGGCGTTAACTTCTTTAGCTTCTGGTTTTGCCGGAGCAACTACCGCAGTATTAGGTAGAGGTGCGTTTACTGCTAGTTCTAGAGCAGGTTTAAAAGAACTATATACTAAAGCACTTAAAAAAAAGAAGTTAGACCAAACTTTAAGCCCAGAAGAAGAAGTAATTTTACAAACTAGTAAAAGTATAAGTAGGTACGGTGTAGGAGGAGGAGTTGCTGGGGCATTTTCACAAGAACAAATTATTGGTTCTGCTCAAGCATTAGCCGAATTTGAAGATGCAGGCAGAGAACTAACTGCAAGCGAAGCAGCAGCAGCTACTGCTTTAGGTATACCTCAAGCTGTTTTAGGCACAGTATCTGAAGGGTTATTTGCAGCTTCTTTGTTTAAATTAGCATTTCGTAAATCACCTTTAGGGGCGGCGCAAAACAAACAAAAATTAAATCAAAAACTTGACAGCCAAGAAGAAAAAATTTTAGACATTGCGGCTCGAAAAGAAAAAGGAGCATTTGTAACAAAAGCTGAGGATGATTTATATAAAGAAGCAGTAAACCCTGGAAATTATTTTGGTAACGTAATGAAAGATGTAGCAAATGCTACTGCCGCCTCTGCTACTGCTGAAAGTATTACTGAACTTGGGCAAGAGGAAATATTAATACAACAAAGAAAAGCTATTGATCCAGAATATCCAGAAGAAGAAGCTAAATTACGTCGAATGGAATCTGCTTTTGCTGGATTTTTTGCTGGTGGTGCAAGAGCGGGAGTAGCTGCTCCAGTATCTAGCGTATTTAGAACTGCTCGAGAACAACTACAACAAGTTCGAGAAGATAGAGCATATTCAAATTTACGAGAAGAACAATATGGGCCAATGTCAGGTATGCCTATACCAGAAACCGAGAAACAACTAGAAGCACAAATTGAACAACTTAAAGAAGGTAAAAAAGATGCTATTTATGTTTCCGAAGGTATGGAGTTTTCTTCTGAGATGTTAAGAAAAGCAGGAATAAATAATGTTGACTCTATAACAGTTCCAGGTATTGGTACGTTCATTACTAATAATCCTGATAAATTTTCTAAATTAACAAAAGCCAGAGCGGAAAATAATTTACTTAACAATGAGTTTTTAGCAGACTTTTTAGACTATTCTAATGTTGGCAGACCTACTGATGATTTAGTTGTGATAGTAAAAGAACCTAATACGGGTGAGACTATTGAACAACAAACCACTGACTCTGCTGGTGAACAACTAGCCATAGATTCTTTTCGAGAAAGATATGGTCCGGATGTAATTATTGAAACAGAAATTGTTGAAGATGCAGTTAAAGATAAAAAAGTAAAAAACGACCTAAGAGAAAGAGAAGAAGGCGGAACTATAGATGAAGATTTAGATAATCCTGAAAGAGCACAGTTTGAAGCAGAAGGCAGACTAGCAGACTTTGACCAAGAACTTGGTATTGAAGAAGCTTTTGGTCTCTCTACTCCGCAAGAGGGCAGTAGTTTTTTAACTGTTACTAAAAAAACAAGAGGTAAAGAGATAGGAGAAGTAGATACTTTTAATCTTATTGATGAAGACACTTTTGAAAACTACTCTACAGAGGCTAAAGAAAGAATTTCAAATAAGAGAGATAAAGTAATAGCAGACTTAACCGACAGACAAACTAGAAAAGAAACAGTACTAGGCGAAAACATTACTAGAGAAGTAGAAACTGTTTCGATACCTCAAGCCACTCGAACTTTAGTAAATCAATTAAATGAAGGGGCTATGGACAAATATCTTAGTTACATAGATCGTTCTCCCTCTGCTGATATTAGCTTTGATTTAGGTCCAGATAATAAAGTACGTCTAAAAGTTACAGCTCAATCTGGAGTTTTAAGTGGTACTGCTTTAACAGAACAGGAAGTAGTTAAAAAAGCATTAAGTAAAGCTAGGCAATCTGCTTATAAGGATAACAACAAAACAGTAGGTTACTCTTCAGAAACAAAAGATTTTAAATGGTTTATTGAAATACCAGGAGCTCAAAACCAAGCAGGTAGTAACAATAATACACCACAAAAACCTATAAACATGAATGTTTTTTTACAAGAGGGTAGAAAACTATGGCTTAGAGATACTGATTCTGGCACCAGAAATAGTAATAGTTATAAACAACAACTAGCTCTTGGCTTTAGTACTATTTTTATAGAATTAAGTCAGTTAAAAAATGCTAGTGGAAATATTACTGTAAATTATTTAGACAAAAACACAGGCGAAACTTTTAATTTAAGTGATAGAACAGCTACAGAT